GACGCTGCCGGCCTGGGGATGCTTCTCCAGCCGGCGGCAGTCGGCCTCGATCTGGAACTGTTTTTCTGGCGGGATCTCAACCGCCAGCCACTGACCGAAATCCATTTTTTTTGGGGCGGACTGCCCCATGGTGCCCATGAACTGCCCGAAGTGCAGCTGCCCCCGCCACCGGGCAGCGGTGACGAACAGCAAGCCCGCCGACCAGACGGTGCGCCGGCGGGTGTGCCTGGACTGCGGCCACGCATGGTTCACAGCCGAGGCGGAGGTGAGTCGTTATGCGGTGGGGTGGTGCTCGGGGCACGCGAGCAAGCCGGTGCTGCGGGTGCCGGTGACGCTGACGCTGAGCCACGTGGAGGTGGGCCAGGTGGGGCCGAAGCCGCGCCAAGAATGACGCCCACCGCCTCCGAGCTGCTGGATCTCCGCCATCGAGTGCCCGACAGCGTGCTGCTTGACTGGCTCGACTTGGCGCAGCTGCTGCAGCCGCCTTGCAAGGTGAAGACAGCCGACCTGATGGAGCACTGGAGCTGCAGCCAGTCGGCCGTGAGCCGACGCCTCAGCCGCCTCTGGGAGGCCGACCTGCTCGACTACCGCCCTGGCGGTGGCGGCTACCGGATCCGCTGCCTTGGGCCAATGTGAAGAACTGTCACAGCCGGGATGATGCGCTGCCGGCGGTGGGCCATACTTTGCTCACCGGGGCCGAGCGCTCCACTCGGCAGCCCAGAGGCTGCAGCTCCGATGATCTCCGCCATCCAGCTGAGGAACCTGGCCCTTGAGACAGCCTCCACCCAGATTCACGACGGGTTGATGGTCACTCCTGAAGGCGTGTTCGCCATCTGCGGCCGCCGCTGCACCCTGAACGAGGCGATCATCTACCTCGGCAATCGGGCCGTGACCCGCGCCAAGGCTGCCGCCTGAGCCCTCCGGGGCTCCCCACCCACTTCACCACCATGCTCACCACCGCTCTCCTGGTGATCTGGAAGCTGCTGATCCCAATGCTGCTTCTGGTCGCCGTGATCGACTGGCTGACCGCTTCAGATGATCGCCGCGTGCGCGTCCTGCGCCGCACCGGCCTCAGCCAGCAGCAGATCGCCACCCGCCTCAACCTCTCCCGCTATCGCGTCCGCAAGGCGCTTGCATGATGCTCACCAACCCCGTCATCAACCGCATCGCCGTCGTGGTGCTGCTGTTCTGCCTCTACGCCGCCGGCTACGACTCCGCCAAGCAGGAGACCGTCAAGGCGCACCACAACTGCGCCGCCGACCACCTGCCGCTGAAGCCATGACCCCCCGCCGCTTCTACTTCCAGATCCGCAGCGCCAACGTGCTCGAGTGCGTGCTGGCCCACAGCCTCACCGAGGCCAAGCTGATCGCCGCTGACACATGGCTGCAGTGGTGGTCTGAGCTCGAATGGCTCGACTCCGAAACCGTTACCCACCCGATCACCCATGGCTAAAACCACCGGAGCAATGCTGCCGTGGCAATGGCAGGACGAACCGAACCAGAGCCAGCACGGCGAAGGCATCAGCCGGCCGCGGCCCAAGGCCCGCACGAAGGAGTTCCGGCTGATCGTCTATCCCAAGGGCGCCCGGCCCATGACGTGGATCACACAGGCCGAGACGAAGCGCGCCGCCATCCGCTACGCCGAGGCCCGCTGGCCTGGTGCTGCTGTGGAGGTGGTGTGATGGCGACGCCAGAGCAGTGGGGCACAGACGCTGCACGTTGGCCAGAGGCAATCCTCGAACTCCGCGCCAGAATTGAGACGCTGGAGGCCAACTCCCAACCAACTCCTAATCCAGTCCCAATTAGTAGTTCGCTGGTGCAGCGAGTGAGCTGCGCCATTGACGGGCGGATCAACCCTGACCAATGGCTGCACCAAGACGCTGCCCGCGCCGCGATCCGCGAGGTGGCGGCGTGGATCAAACGAAGGCAAGAAGACGATTACGGAGTTGTCATTCCTGACGTAAGAGAGGTGATTGATTGGCTTGAACGGGAGGCCAAGCGATGACTAACCTTTCTCCCGCCGCGCAGGTGGTGCTGGATGCCGCCTTTCCTGTTTACGACGAAGACAATCTCTACTTCGTTACATGTGAACAACATGCCGGCAGGATTTCCGCCGCCACCCTGCGAGCTGCTGCGAAAGTAATCGCGCCAGAGGCGATGCCGCATCGGCGCAAGATCCGCGCCGAGCTCCTCGCCATCGCCGCCGAGCTGGAGGGCGGCTGGAATGTCGGACTGCCACCCGCGCCTGGTTTCTACTACGTGCGCGGATTGCTTGATGAGAGCATCGGTGGCGACGACAGACCGGTCTACGTGCAGCCTGAGTATTTCGTTTGGGCGTTCACGGAAAAAGATGACCCTGAGTTGATCTCATTGGATAGCGACATCACTCCCGAGAACATTCGCTGGAAGCCAGCGGAAGAGCAGGAGGCCGAGCGATGACTGACACCTTCCGCCCTGGCGACATCTGGCGGCACAACAAAGGCATGGGCCGCCTCTACGTCACCGACAAAACCTCTGACCTGCATCCCGGATGCTGGAAGTGCTACTGGTCCATGAACGGCAATCTCAACGCGCCGTGGACCTTCATGGACCCCAACCGAACCGAAGGGTTCACGCTGTTTAATCGGTTTGGCGAACAAGACGAAAACGGGGAATGGAGGCTGAAGCGATGAGCACGCTCGCAACCGCCTGGATGCTCGGCTGCGTCACCGGATTCTTTATGGGGGTCACCGTGGCATCGCGCCGCCGCCCAACATGCCGCGAGTTGATGCGCGACCCCGTGCGCCACCCCAGCCTGACGGTTGAAGAGCGGAACCCCAGTCTGCGCTGAAACAACCAAAGGAGAACCATGAGCCTTCCCCTTCTTTTCTGGGCGCTGCTGGTGCCCACCCTCATCGTGATCGGTGTGCTGCTGTGGCTCACCGAGGACCGCAAGGCCCGCGCCCGCCGGTGGCGCCGGGCCGGCCTGACCCAGGCCGCCATCGCTGCCCGCCTGGGCGTCAGCACCACCACCGTCCGTCGCTGGATTCACGGCTGATGATGAAGCGCCTGTTCTTGCTGGTGGTGCTGCTGCAGCACCTGGCGCCCCCGGTTGAGGCGCACCACAGCACCGGCCACGGCCGCCCCGTGACCGCCACGGTGTATCACCCTTGGTACAACGGCCGGGCCACAGCCTGCGGCCAGACGTATCGGCACTGGGGCATCAGCGCCGCCCATCCGTGGCTACCCTGCGGCACCCAGGTCCGCGTCAGCCACGGCGGCCGCACCCTTACGGTGCCCATCACCGACCGTTGCGCCTGCAACAGCATCGACCTCTCTGCCGGCGCAGCCCGACGCCTGGGCGTGCCGGTGGACGGCATCGCCACCGTTCGCATCACCCACCCATGACCGACCACAATCCATTCCTCTGGAACACCGCCGAACGCCAAGGCAGGGCCCACTCCTTCGACATGATTAACCTCACGCTCGAACTGCGCGACAGGATCGAAGCGCTGGAGGTAGCTGAGAACGAGCGGCGCTTCCGCGAGGGCTGCAAAGCGATTGAGCAAGCCACACCCGAGCAGATCCGTGCTGCGGATGTTGCGCTGACCCCGAACACCGCGCTGACCCAGAAGCACGCAGATCTGTCCTCGGCGTTAGCAAGCCACATCAGCGTGGGCTATTCCGACGCAAAGCAGCAGCCTGAACCAGCCCGCACCGGTTCGCTGTTGGAGCGGCTGGCCATCATGTGCGCAGATTTCGCCTCCACCGCGACAGTCGGTCAGTCGGCCAAGCCCTTAGCCCGCGCCGCGATCCGCGAGGTGGCCTTGTGGCTTAACGAAGCCCCTTTGAATCTTTACCCCGGCGATCGCGGCATCGTCGTCAATGCCCTCTATGACCAAGCAAACCAATGACTGACTACAAGTTCGTGCCACTGAACAGCCTTGAGGATCGCCTCGGCAATGCTCTTGGTCTCGCGCTCGGCATGATCCTCAAACCCGAGACCATCGACAACAAGGCCATGGCTCAGATCGAAGCGCCATTCAAGGAGTGGTGCGATGCCCTTGTTGATGGGGGTCTGTTAAATGACTGACCTCTCCCCCGCCGCGCAGGCGGTGCTGGATGCGTTCCTCAAGGCGCCCATGGGGCAAAGCCATGTGGACGATGACCTGATCGCCATCGCCGCCGCCCTGCGAGCTGCTGTGGATCAGGTGGTGCCGATCCCGCGCCTCCCCTATGACTCTTGTTGCGATGTTCACGCGGCAGCCATACGCGCCGAACTCCTGGCCATCGCCGCCGAGCTGGAGGCCAGCCGATGACCGACATGCGCGCGAGAATCAGCCAGCTGATCACCGACAGCGGGACCTACCGCCAGGGCCAGCAGGATGAGCGCCAGCGGCTGGTGAGCATGATCGACATCCGCATCGATCAGCTGCGCACTGTGGCTGGCATCCGCAACCGCGAGCAGCTCTGCGCCGAGCTGCTCTACCTCCGCCAACACCTAGAACCATGAACCGCGTCCAACTCGACCAGCAGCGCGCCGACATGCTCGAGGCGCTGTATCAGCGCAGCGGCCGCGATGACCTGCTCTACGGCCACCCGCTTCGCTGCACCTACACCGGGCTGTGGCAGGAGTTTGCGCTGGAGATGGCGGCCAACTTCCGCGACACCGACTACCCCGAGCTGCTGGACAACGTGGTGCGCGCGATCGACGCCACCGAGTCGGTGATGACGCAGAAGCAGGCGCAGCAGGCTATCGAGGTCTGCCGCCAGCAACTGCTCGGCCGGTGGCGGTGATGCCCAGCCCGTTCACCGAGATGAAGTGCCCGCAATGTGGTGGGCGCTTCAGGTGCGACAACTCCGAGCGCAGCTATGACGGCCAGGTGCGCCGTCAGCGCCGCAAGTGTTACGACTGCGGCCACCGCGGCACTGAGTACGCCGTGACGCAGGAGTTTTTCGATGAACTGGTCGCCGCGCGTGAGATCGTGACGAAACTGGCCAGCCACTACTGGGAGCTCACCGAATGACCGACCAGATCAACCCGGACCACTACAAGCACGGTCCGGTGGAAGCGATCGACGTGATCGAGGCCGCCATCGCCCGCGCACCTGACCCGGTGCTGGCCAACTGCCAGGGCCACGTCCTGCGCTACATCCTGAGGATGTGGGACAAGGGCGACCCGGCCGTGAATGCCGCCAAGGCGCAGTGGTATCTCCGCCGCCTGCTCGGCAAACTGGAGGCATGATGCAGCTGCCCAGCCTGAACCTGATCGAGCGCCTTGCGCTGTGGATCTTGGTGCGCAGCCACCGCACCAGCTTGGTGGTGGTGAAGGAGCTGCACTGGCCCGAGGTGTTCGTCGCCGCAGACCAGCGCGATGAGGTCGCCTGCTACGTGACCAGCGGCCAGCAGGACGAGCCGGCCTCGCACCTGCTCGAGCGGCTCTACCACTCACCGGCCTACGGCGAGTTCGAATGATCAGCCTCCACGCCGGCCGGCTGCTGCTGTTCTGCGATCGTGCAGACCGGACGTGGCACTGTCGGGTGAACCTCGGCCCCAGAGCCGAGCACCAGCTGGAGGCTGACACGGGCACCATCCAGCTGCAGGAGGCGCTCCTGCGCGCTCAGCGCATCTATCAGGCCGCGGTGCTGCGCATCAGGCCGGCAAGCTCGCCGCGGATGTGCTGGGACTGCCTGCAGTGGGAGCCGGCCCGCAAGGCCTGCACGCTCGGCTTCCCTGAGGCTCGCCAGACTGGTGGCAGGTTTGCCGCGCGGTGTGACATCTATGAACCCGCCGATTGTCCTGAGCCGCACTGATCGCGGCGCCGGCTACATCGAAACGCTCGAGCCCGCTGGTGGTGGGGAGCTTTACTACCGCAGCTGCGCCAACGGCTACTGCAGGTA